CGACGATCTCCTGGGCACGCTCCACCAGATACGCGACTTTGACCGTTTCAAGGGCTTGGCGCTGCCGGAGGTTTTTGACACCGCCCGGATCATCCGGATCAGCCATTTCGTCATAAAGCGCCTTTACGGTAGCGCGGTCTTTATCTGAGAGCCACAGGGGCTCATCCGAGAGCATGAGGTCCGGCAACTGTTCGCGTAGCTCCTCCTCGGACACCCGATATCCGCGGTTCGTGAATACCGAATGGTGGAGCCTTTCCATCTTCTCTTTGTTCTCCGGCCGGCGGGGGTTCCATTCGAGGCCACCCCAGCGCCCTTCTTCGGCCCCCATCTCGCGCACCCACTTCCAGAAGTAGCCGCCCGTGAACAGCCGCAGATTGACTCCGATCGCCTTCATCTTGAGGGGGGACTCCGCGGCCGTCGCCGAGAGCATCAAGACAGCATGATTCCCTGCGGCAGCTTCGAGCATCTTCCCGTTCTGGGAGTTGTAGGCCCCGAACATGTGGGCCTCGTCGAAGATGAGAAGACACCGCTCGGGAAGCTGCCATTCGAACTTTATACCTTTTCGGGACGACGTTTTCCCCCCTGTCTCTGTAGAACGCTTACTGCTACCCCCGTTCGGGATCTTTTTGAGCCAAGGCGTGTTCCCGTTCCGTAACTTTTCGGGATTAAGGACAAATAGGGGGTTCACCCCGAAGCTGGACAGGGTTTCTGTCCATTTGAAAATCACCGATTTGGGACATACAACGCACGTTTTTAGCGCATATCGTGCAGCAAGAGCACTCGCGATGACCGTTTTCCCGCCTCCGCACCCAGTCCCGTCCAGGCTGGCCCCGACCGAGTCGATGATCTTCAGGTGCCGTTCGACGGCTTTCTCTTGATATGGGAAAAGTTTGAACGAGGCGGGCATGGGTATCGTCTTACCTTATGATGAAAATTATTAACTCAATACTTGTAGCGGGTCTCCTTACGGGAACCGCATTAGCTGGCGACGGGTCTTTCTATGTGATCGATCTCTCGAAACCGAACGGGATCACGTATGTGCAGAAGCAGGGCAATCGGTATTACTACTCGTCCGATCAATCAGACGCGGTGATGGAACGAATCCGGTCGAACAGAGAACGGCGGGCTGAACGCCGGGAGGCACAGAATCGGGAGTTGCTGGGGAGTCTGCTGGACTGACCCAATCGGAGTCGCGCACCAAGCGCAGCCAATCAGCGGCGAGCATCGTGACCAACCACGGCTCGCCGTTTTTCTTGTGCGCGACGACTGGCGTTTTCTTTCCCGCATCATTGATCGCCTGCTTCATCGCAGCCAAGACGTTCAAGTTCTGCACGCCTTTCACTTCGAAGTGCAGCGACGGCAACTCAGGACAAACTACGTCGGCATTGCCGGCCGCACCGCAGTATTGCTGACCGCGGAATGATTTGAGGAACCCCGCCTCGCGGAGTTGATCGCGCCAAAGGCGCTCGACACGTTTTCCTTTTTGCCTGGAGTTCATAGAATCGAGGCCCCCAGTCCTTGCGCCCACCGAGTGATGGCGACTTCATGGTAGATGTATTTCTTGTCGCCGACTTGGGTGTAGGGCAGGCCGCGCTTGCGCCAGTAGCCAAGTGAGTGCTTTTGCACTGTCCGACCGAAGATCGCGCTTAATCTCTCAGCCGCTTCATGCGGACCGAGTGTTTCCTTGGGTCGCTCGACCGGAGCTTTGATCTCCAAGCGCAGCTTCCCACTTTCGAGCGGAGTCGCAGTGAAGGACTCGCACTCCAAGATCATCGAAGTCATTATGGTGTTATTACTACAGCCCGAAGAATTTACGCAACGCAGTGCGAATGACCGCGCTCATTGAGCGCCCCGAACTCTCCGACTCAGCTTTAAGCCGGTCTTCGAGTTCGGGGTCGCTGGCGAATGAGCGGATCAGCTTCGGGTTGCGAAGGTTAGCTATCTTCTCGGTCAATGGAGTCTCGTAGTTCGTCACGAGAATCACGATAACTCCTTAACCCGTCCTCGACAAATAGGGAGGCAAGTTTCTCTGGCGTCAGGGAACAGTAGTGAGCCGCTTCGTCGAGTTCGGATTTCAGGTTTTTGGTGAGGTCTAGTATCATTGTTATGGGCTTTTTTTTTTGTGTATGTGCAGTTGTTATGGTTATTACGGCGTAGTGAAAAAGAAGCCGCGGGGAATGAACCCCGCGGCACCGAGTCACCCGTTCCGGTGTTTCCGGAGCAGGGCAGCTATGGTTTTCTGCATTTGTGGATCGAGGCTGTCGGCAGCGCGTTCTTCCTTGGTGTCGGCCTTGTAGACGGCTAACTCCTCGGCTACGCGGGACAGCGTTTTATCTGGGTCTTCTGCGGCTAGGTAGGCGGAGGTCGCTTCGCGGATAAGTGAACTGACATTCGTCTGCTTGGCTGCGGCCAAAAGGCGCAGGGCAGAGGAGGTCATTTTACTCTCTACGTAGCTCACTCGTTCAGTGCCGGCCTTCAGACGGCCGTGTTTTGTTGTGCTCATGGGTTTTGGGTTTTTTCCTTTCTCTATATGTTCGACAACGAACATGTGTGGTTGTTCACCATTTTATTAAAGATGCCAAGCCATTTTCTTCCGCATAAGCCCGCACCACTATCGGTGTGATATTAAACCATTCATCGGCTTCCGCCGTGGTCACGAGGCCGCGGTAGTATCTTTGGAGGGTTTTGACTGAGTGTCCGGACAGATAAGATGTCTCGGCAGCGTTCCGATACTTAGCCAAGTGATACGTAGAGAAAGAGTGACGCAGCGCGTTGTTTTTCCATTCAAGTCCCACCGCTTCGAGGCGAGCTTTGTTTCGGCTGATCGCAGCCACTCTCCGATGGCTGGTAAGTTTTCCTGATTCCGGCAGCACGGCTACGTCCAACCAGGCTTTGACTTGGTCGGTTTTATCAAGGACACGGCGTGAGGGGGTCTTAGCAATCTCGGCGTCGATGACCGCGTGGTCTGTGTCGAAGTTGAGATGTGCTGCTGTCATCCTCTGGAACTCGGCACGACGGGAACCAGCAAACGCCATCGTCGCCAAATAGGGGATCTCGTCTGGCTTCGCGATCATCAGGAGGTGCATCATCTCCCAAGGTTTCCAAAATGGTTTTGTCCCGCGGTCGGTCGGAGGCAGGGCTAGGTCGGTGGTGATCGACTCAGCATCTTTTCCGAGATATCCTTTTTTCTTGGCAAACTTTTCCATCATCTGCCAGAGCCGGACTAGGTTGCGGTAGGTAAACGGAGACCAATCCCCCCGGCTAATGTATTCTTGAAAGTCTTCGTGGGTAACACTGTTGAATTGTTTGTAGCAGACCCACTTCCAGAGGCGGTTGCAGTCGGTCGACAATCCATTGATGTAGTATTTGGAAAGGTTCTTCACTTTCTGGCGCTCTCGCATGTGATCCAAGAACTCTTCCGACACCTCCTCAACGGTTTTGTGACCAGCCCCGATCGGGTTCTTCGCGACATATTGTTCCACGGCTTCGAGTAGGCGACTTTTCCCGCCCGCTTTGCGTAAACACTCGCGAAGGAATAGATTATCCTCCGGATGAATTGTAGTTCTCTCGCCGAGGGCGCTGGCCAAGTCAGTGACGATCCTTTGAGCCTCCTCTATCGCTTTGTCGCGTTTGGCAAAGACGCGCCTCATCGTCTTCCGCCCTACCTTCCATCGGATGAGGAACTGGCGGTAAGCTCCATTGCGGACCTTGGCGATGTGCGCCTTGGCCCCATTGAGCCGGACGACAACGCCCTCGTTTCGGGTGTCAGTAATTTCGATTTTCATGCTTGTTAATTGTGACCAGATTTTGTGTCAAAATGTTCAAAAATATTCATAAGCGCATAATAATATCGAAAATGATAATAGGCGGAACTTCGCCGCTAACAGAGTAAATCGAGTGACTTACAGAAGTTAAATAATCCCCTAAACCCGTAAATTCGAACCCGTGCTACGGTTGTCATAAAGTGTTGGTAATGAGGTGACTGCGAAGTATCAAAAACGATTGTGTCCGCTTGTATAACTCTGTAGCAGAAAAATTTCCAAAATGACCCCGATTTTTGCCTCCGATGCCACGACTCCTCTGGTCGGATACCGACTTAAATACGGGGTCTATTTTGTGCCCGGAACGGCCGATTGGGCGATCGAGCTTTACTGCTTCGTGAACCGTGATCGGCGGTCGCCGGAGATGTTGCCGATCGAAGAGCATTTCAAAAACGCGGCTCAGATTTTCTTCAATAAGAAAACTGAGAACTTTATTTGGCACCCTTGGGCCGATGACATGTTGTATGAGTGCTGTCACAATAAGTTCGTCGGTTTCGCAGGCTGCGGTTCGTCCGGCAAGTCGGAATTCATGGCCATCTGGGCTCTCCTGAATTGGATGGCCGCGCCGTTCCATACGCTTTCGTTGGTCACCTCCACGAGCATTCGGGACGCCAAGAAGCGGGTCTGGGGTGCCATCCAGAGGTATTGGCCGTGCATCAAGCCCGTGGCCCCAGGGAAGCTCGCGGATACTCCGACTCCGGCCATTTACACGATCCGGAACGGGGAGAGGATGGAACAAGCGGGGGTTTACTTGATTCCGGCCGAGGCCAAGAAGACATCCGAGGTGACGGGTAAGATGCGAGGCATGAAGGCTCCGCGGGTCATCGTCGCGGCCGACGAGTTGAGTGAGTTGGGTCATGCCTTCCTCGACACGGCGATGTCGAACCTTTCGAACAACCCGTTTCTCCACATTTGCGCGGCGGCGAACCCTGTCTCCTACTACGACCCCTTCGGGCGATTCGTCGAGCCGGTCAACGGGTGGGGGAGCATTACGGTCAACGATGAGAAGTGGGAGACCAAGCTGGGTGGGGTCTGTCTGCACCTCGATGCCCTCAAGAATCCGAACTACTTGGCCGGCGAGAACAAGTGGCCGATCCAGAAGTGGGAGAAGATCGACGAGGCTCGTGAACGACTCGGTGAGGACAATCCGATCTTCTGGCGCGACTATCGGGGGTTCTGGCCACCGCAGGCGGTCAGCAAAGCCATTTATTCCGAGGCCGAGATCATCCGCTTCCAAGCCGATCAGAAGCCGATCTGGAGGGGCCGCGCCGAACGTATTGTCGGCATCGACCCCTCGTTCGTGAGCGGCGGGGATAGGTGTGTCATTTATTTGGGCTCGTTTGGCCAGAACAAAGATGGGGTCGATCAGGTTTCCTTCGACGAGTTCCACTACCTCGACGAAGAGGCCAGCAACCCCGAGCCGCGAACCTTCCAGATTGCCAAGAAGATCAAAGACATCGTGACTAAGGCGGGCGTTCCTTGGAGGAACATCGGCGTCGACGTGACGGGCGGCGGTGTGCCCTTCTGCGATGCGATGGCCACGGTCTGCGGATCGAATGAGTTCCTCCGGGTCCACTTCGGCGGGGCTCCCTCGGGGCGCTCACTCTCGGCTTACGATGCGACTGCGGCCCAGGATAAGTATGTGAACCGCGTCACCGAGCTTTGGTTCGGCGCGAAGGAGTTTCTCCAGAATGGTCAGTTGCGTGGGATCGGGCCGGACTTGGCTCGGGAGATGACCAGTCGGAACTACGACACCCGGAAGTCGGGATCGATGAAGGTGGTCGTCGAGTCGAAGACCGACATGAAGGCCAGGATCGGCCGATCGCCCGACGTAGCCGATGCGGCGTTCGTCATGCTCGATGTTGTTCGCGAACGGTTCGGGCTGCGTCCTCCGCAAGAGACTGGTGGGAGTCGCCGCGGGATGAGCAGTTGGAAGTCGACGATGACGATCAAGTATGCCCCGCGGCGGTCGGGCTATTTGTTGACGAGCGCATAATGCGTTATCTTAACCCCCTAACACCGTAATCTATGCCCTCTTACTTTCCTGAGAATAATACGCCGCTGCCGACTGATACGGTCGAGAGATCTCTACATAAAGCGGTTTCGCTGATGAGTAGTGCAGTTGGAGGGGCGGAAGCCCCTATACCAAATGACTCAACTGAGATATTGGCCAACAAGTTAGTTAAGTCTCTTAACGCTGCGGCTTCGATGGAAAATTCTGATGCATTTGACGAAGCTCCAGAAGACGGGATTATCTACGGAAGGAAAGATGCGGATTGGGTAGACATTACAGCGCCAGCCAACCTTCAGATTCGTCGCGGAACTAATGCGGAAGTAAATGCAATTACTCCATTGGTCGGTGAGCCAGTTTGGAAAACCGACACAAAGAAACTTGTGGTTGGAGATGGTGTTACTTTGGGCGGTATTGCTACTGGGAAGTTCCCATTAGACGGAACATTGAGGGCGGGGACAAGTGCCACCCCAACGGCGGGATCCATCTTTGTCGTTGATGAGGTAGAAAATCGCGGTGGTTTGGGGTCGTTCAGGCCGCATGTTGCTGGAAATGCGCGTGGTGCTGGAGCGGTTGACTTTCAAATGCAAAGACAGTTCGCCACACAGGTGGCAACTGCTCCGCGCTCTACAATTATTGGTGGGGAAAGAAATACAATTGAATCCGCTGCATTCAGAAGCGTAATCCTCGGTTCTAATGCAACAACGATCAGCAGTAATGGGCCGTCTGCTGCCATTATATGCACCGACAGGATTATTAGTGGCGGTCTAGCATTTAGCGTGAATTCAAATATCAGCGGGCATTTTGGCGTGGGGTTTCACGCGAATGTTGACAGGCAAAATATGCTTGCTCATGGAAATGGAAACTTTGTCACTGGATTTGGTAGTGAAAAAAGAGCGCAAGCTATTCAAGTTATCCTAAAGGGCAGAACAACTAACAATACACCAACACCAATGGCTATTGATAATGTTGGGCCAGTATACTTCACAATACCAAACAATGTTGCGCTGTTTGGTCAAGTTGAAGTATGTGCGATTGAAGAAACAACAGCAACAGAGGCCGTTCATTATTTTAGAAAATTTGGAATTCGTAACCTTGGTGGGACAACAACATTGATGGGATCTGTCACAACAATCGGAACAGATTATGAATCAAATCCTAACTACGATGTTTCGGTCACGGCAGACAATACATCAGACAGTCTGCAAATAACGGTAACGGGCGACACATCCAAGGTATTAAGATGGGTTGTCACAATTCGCGGCACTGAAATACAAATAGATTAAAATGCCAATATCGGCATCACAAAATCATCCGATCAACTGCGGTCTAGCTACAACCAGTAGCTTTTCACGGCAGTTTGCAAAGAAGACGGTAGCCAACAGAGCCATTGATGTTGTTGCATTTGAAGTTAACAGGGGCAACGGAACATTGAATGAATCTTCGACCGAAACTATAGGTGACGCCGTCTATAATAAAAATACTTTTTCACAAATAGTAACAGATTGTTCTATTAACATCACACCCGTCAAACAACAGCTTGAGAGGGTAATCGCCGTAGAAAGTTCCAATACCTCAATACTGGCTAATCCACAGCCCAACAACCCTTTTTATTTGGTATATCAAGCTGACGGAACCGTAAGTATTGTTGTGACCCTAAGTAATAATGAAAAAGCGGCCACCCCATTTCAAACACAAACACGAACACCCGCCCCAGTCTACGTCTTTAACAACCATGTTGTCGGATCTCTTTCAAAACACATATTAAATCAGGCTGAAGCAATTGCCAATAACTCGACATCACCCCCGAATCATTACCCAATATATTCAACATTCAATCCGCAATCTAACGTATATCTAAAGAATTCTGGATTCTACGCCAATTCATTGGATTTTTCGGGGATAACGGTAAATAAAGTTGGTAGCGGTGGGGTAACGAGCGTGACAGCAATTACACCACGCCATGCGATAGGGGCCGCGCACTATCCGCCAGAAATCAATGATGTGATGTATTTTTGCGATTCCAACAATCAAACGGTAGCGAGAACAGTTGTTAATAGGAGCTTTTCAAACAGTTCTGATTCGGTAATAGTAAAATTCAATCAAGATTTACCGTCTACTGTCAAAAAGTATAAATTCTTGCCCGCAAATTGGGGTAATCATCTTCCGATAAACTACCCAGAAATTACAGCACCATCACTCCCAGCAAGTTCAATTCCTTGGTATGCTGGATACGCCGTCCCAATGGTAATCACAAGTCATTACAGGTGGGATGAAAGCTGGCCCCTGCAAAGGGCCAATAGGTATGCTTATATTGTCCCATCATTCGTAAGTTATTTCATAAACAATGCACAAAGATCCAACGCAAATATTGCAGGATTTCCTGCTGGTTTTTTAACAGAGCCGAATGTCAATAAATTTGTAAACTACAACGGGGCGGGTAGCGGTATACAGGGCGGAGACAGTGGATTGCCGTGTTTTTACATAATAAACAACGATTTAACACTTGTTATGAAGCACACTGGAGCGGCAAATGGCGCGATGCTATCTGATTTTTTAGGGGATATAAATACTTCAATCAGCCTGCTTGGGGCTGAGGGGCACAGCATCCAAACTACTGACCTTTCTGGATTTACCAACTTTTCTAATTAGGGAGGGATAATAACCCCACAATGTCGTATCGCGTCACAGTTGAGGAGTTGCGGAAAAATGCGCCACCGCTGCGGATGATTTCGCTGACCGCGCCGGATTGGCTTCAGGCCGTCGATGCGGTGACTGAGGTGTTGTCCAAGGAAGACACCATGTTCCAAGAGGACGAGACCGAAACACGCGAAGAAGCTAACGACGATTGGTCGTGAACTATTTCCACTCCGGAGACTTGGGGGATGTCCTCTACGCGCTGCCCTCGATGAGGGAACTCGGGCGTGGGGATCTCTATCTGAACTCCCGTCCTTGGACGGCGAAGATGACCGAACAGCGGGCGGCGGTGTTGCGTCCTTTACTCGAAGCTCAAGAGTATGTCGGCAAGGTGATTCACGGGGATGCGCCGAAGAACGAGCACTGCGTCAATTTCTCTACCTTCCGTAATGGCGGGCTGATCTACGGGGTCAGCTTGATGGAACTGCAAAGTGATTGGGTCAATGCGAACGCGGTGCCTGATCCTTGGCTGAAAGTTTCCCCCTCGGCGCGGGCACGGGGGCGGGTCGTCTGTCACCGCAGCCCGCGCTACCACAATCCTTACTTCCGGTGGGATCTGATCGGTGAAGCCCTCGGCACGAAGATGCTCTTTGTCGGGTTGCCGCACGAGGTCGAGGAACTGCGACGGGTGACCAAGGTCCATGCCGAGTATGCCATCACCAGCGACTACCTTGAACTGGCCAAGCTGATTGCGGGGGCGGATCTCTTTATCGGCAACCAGTCGAGCCCGATGGGCTTGGCTATTGGACTTGGAGTGCCCTTCATCCAAGAGACATGCCTTTGGACGCCGGACTGTCTCTACCCGCGCAAGGACGGCACCTATTGTTATGACGGTGGGATATCCCACTTCGAGATCCCGCCCTTCAATCCGCCGCCGGATGTCGACCGTAACGCGCTCCCGCCGGGCGGTTGGCAAGTGATTTCCCGTCGATCCGGAGAGCGTGTCACCTTCAAGAGCCACCGCCTCGCGACCCGTCACCTCTACAAGACCGACCGCTTTTTCACCGAGACAGATGCCGCCGTCGAGGTCGACCGGCAGAATGCCCTCCGCATTCCGCATCTGGTCCGGCGCAACTCGACCTTTGAAATCTTCGGCAAGGTGGCACCTTTAGTCCACGCCGTTGCTGCATGACTGACTGTGAAAAAGGCACCTCGGCCGAGGTAAGGTTTATTTTTGAAGCCGATGGGCGTGGCTGGAAAGTCTACGTGCCGCTCGGTCATGCCCATGCCGCCGACCTCGTCATTCTCCGTCCCCCGAAACGACCCATCAGTGTTCAGGTAAAAACCGCGACCTTTAATCCGCACCGCAATAACTACGGAGTGATGACGAGCCGCGGCAAGAAAACCAAGAAGGCTTATGCTCGTGGCGACTTCCAGATTCTCGCCGCTTGGCTCCCCGACTTGAAGCAGTTCGTCCTTTGGCGATTTGACGAGATTAAGAAGAGGAAGAAGATTTGTTATTCGCCGCGGCTCCACCGTCAGCCGGATAATTGGGAAATCCTCGACACCGTGCTAAAGTAATAACTCCGTAAACCATGCTCCTCGTCCTGCCCGTTTCCCAAGTCGACCTCAAGCTCGCCACCAAGCTGGCCGGGCACATGGCCCTTTTGGGTAACCTCGGCCGGCACAAGCTGCTGGTGGTCGGAGCCTACAATACGAAGGACGAAGCCGCCGCGCTCAAAGAGCAGTTGGCCCCGCTTTTCGCTTCGGCCGACCTCTTTATTCCAGATTCCGAGTGCGAACTCGGCTGGCCCCAGAGTGCCAACCATCTGTGGGCTCGCACCGTGCGCCACCTCCAGCACAGCGGGAACAAGGACACTTGGTATTGGTTCGAGGCCGATAACACCCCGATCCGCGAGGATTGGCTCGATGCGATCGAGACCGAATACAACCAAGCCCAAAAACCTTTCCTCGGAGCCATCCAAGTGACCCGGATGCTGGATCGCAAGACGGGCGAATTCGTCAAAGTCGACGGCGAGCATGTCATCGGCACCTGTGTTTATCCGGGCGATTTCCATAACCGCTCGATCTTGTGGAGCTATGTCCGCACCGACGACGGCCCGAATGTCGAGCCCTTCGACGTTTACCTCCGCCACGAGATGCGCCCGCACACCGCGGTATCACAGTTGATACACAACAACTGGCGCACGAAGAACTACGAGATCGATGAAGACGGGCGCATCTACTGCGATCCGATCGACGACAAATCGGTCTACGGCCCTGTGCCGACCAACGCCGCCGTCGTCCACGGTTGTAAAGACGGCTCACTTATCGAAGCCCTGCAAAAATGACAAATTCCGAACTAGCACCCCTCGAACTTCTCGGCCTTGAAGAGAACGGCCGCGCCCCCAAGATGCGCGTGGACAACGTCAACAGCGCCCGCTCCATCTACAAAGCGATCAAGGACAGCGACCAAGGTTCCAGCAAAAACCGCGCCCTGGTTGACGCCATGTTCAATGGTGCCGCCCCTTTCAACCAGCAAGACTTGATCGAGATGGGCCAAGGCGAGCGCACGAACCTCGATTTCGGCGAAGCTGCCGCCCTGAAAGAGCAAGCTCTTGCCGGATACTATGACCTCACCTCATCCGTCGATGTCTTGGCTCGTATCTCGATCGATTACGGTTCCCCCGAGCAGAAGGTCGAGTGGGAGCGCATCCTCGCCGAAGAATTCACGCGGACCCTCAAAGAGTGGCAGGAATTCGAGTTCAACCACCAGATGCTCGCCGACCAGTTCGTCTCGCATGGCGTCGGGGTTTGTTATTTTGAGGACGAGGTCGATTGGCGTTGGCGCGTGGCCGGGCTCTCCGAGTTCCGGTTACCACGCGGAACACGCGCTTCCGAGTGGGAGATCGAGGTCGCCACGGTTGATCGCGAATACCAAGCCCACCAGCTTTACAAATTCATCGAAGACCCCGCCGTGGCCAAAGACCTCGGATGGAACGTCAAGATGGTGAAACAGGCGTTGATCCGCGCTTGCCGCGACAGTTCGTTCCAAGAGGCCGGCGAGTGGGAGAAGCTGGAGGTCGAACTTAAAAATAACGACCTCCTCTACGGCAACAGCCGTGGCAAGAAAGTCCACGTTGTCCACATGTGGGTGCGCGAGTTCGACGGCAAGGTCAGTCACCTCATGTTCCTCAAGGATCCGATCGGCTCGGATGAGAACGCCAAGGAGGAGGACTTCCTCTTCAAGCGCCCGAATCGTTTCGCCGCCCCGACGAATTGCTTCGTTACTTTTTGCTATGGCGTCGGCAACGGCACCTACCACGGCATCAGAGGTTTGGGCTATAAAGTTTATCCACACATTCAGCTTTTGAATCGTCTGCGCTGCGGCATGGTCGATGGTGCGTTGCTCTCCTCGGCCCTGATCGTCCAGCCCGGCGACAATGGTTCCCGTGCCCTCGAAGACCTCACGCTTTCCTACTACGGCCCCTACGCGCTGTTTCCTCCAGGGCTGAAAATCGTCGAGAAGGCGATCCCGAACTACAACCAGAACCTCATGCCGGTCTTGAACGACCTCACCATGAATATGCAGAACCGGACGATCGGCTACCAGTCGCGTGCCGTCACGCCGGATGGCCAATCCCGCACCGCGTATGAGGTCAGGGCGCAACTCCAGCAAGAAGCCGTGCTCGGTGCTGCGGCGATCAATCTGTTCTACCACCCGTGGAAACGTCTTCTTCGTGAGGCATACCGCCGTTTAGTGTCGCGTGATTATGCCGCTAATGAACCCGGCGGTCGTGAAGCCGTCGACTTCAAGAAGCGTTGTATTGCCCGCGGAGTGCCGACCGAAGCGATCCATCGTTTCTCTACGGTCGAGCCCGTTCGCGCCATTGGTTACGGAAGCCCTGGGATGCGCTCGGCCGCGATCGATGAGACGATGTCCATCTTCGGTTCCTTGGACGAGATGGGCCGGATCAATCTTCTGCGCGACCGCATCGCCGCCCGCTTTGGGCAGGAAGTGGTCGACCGCTACTTGCCGTCACCTTCAGTAACTCTTCGCACTCCTATTGATGACAAGATCGCGATGCTCGAAAACTCCGATCTCTCAATGGGCACGATGTTGCCCGTCAACTCTGGGGAAAATCACT